AGTAGAGCGGGTCTGGGTTGCACACCCACATCGGCTCCGTCGCATCCGCCACGTTCGGCGCCTCGAAACGGAGCGGCATCGACGCGATCTGCTGCGCGTTCATCTGGATCGCCCGGTTTGCAATCCAGGTCCGGTCAGCGAGCAGACCGTTCCCAGGCCAGAACGCCTTGCCGGCGTCGTTCAGCCCGTTCTCGGTCCAGAAGTTCGGGATGATCGAATCCCACAGGGACATGTTCGTCCCTTCGAGAGGCTCGACGTCGCGCGTCAACAGCGGCTCGTCGCGCGCAGCGATGATCGGCTGGCCCACGTCGGGCCGCGCACCAAGGATCCTGTCGAGCAGGCCCATCAGGACTCGTCCCCCAACAATTGACGCCCCCTTGCGGAGGCGCCAATCGGACTTTTTCTCTCACTCGGCGGTGTGCTCACTGGCAACCTACCAGCGCCCAGAACGGACGTGTGCAAACTTCGCCCATCAATAGATCACGACCTCGCTGTTCGCGATGTCCCGGTCCATCGCCGACCACAACGCAATCGATCCGGAGATCACCGGACCCGGATCCGTCTTCGACTTCGACCTCGACCACGCCCAACGATCGACAAGCGGCCGCGTGCGAGCTCCACGCACCGAAGTGTTCAACTCATCCTGGCCGAGATGCACTAGATCGTCTTCCTCCACGGCGGTCGCGAACTGCCCGCAGGCGTCCGCGTACTCGCCAGTCTTCAACCGGCGCACATCCAAGCCTGTCTGTTCCTCGATCCGATCAGCGATCGCGTTGGCCGGACCAAACCCGTCACAGACAAGCTCCATCACCTCATGCGAAGCACACAACTCGGCCATCCGCTCTGGTACCCAGCCTGTCCCTTCACGGCAGTTGATCATCTCGACCATCTTCTTGCCGCGCTCGTTCAGCCCAGCAGCGGTGATCGTGGTGCGGCGCGCCGGCGACACATCGAACGAGATACAGACGGGATCCTCCAGTACCGACTCGGCGTCCTCACATCCCAGCCATTTCTCCAACGAAATCTCCGCATTGCCGACCAGGTCGGTATCCGGATAGTCGCCCACGTTCAGAAGCTCGGTGATGAACTGCCGCCAGCCAAGAAGGCGGATCTCCTTCTCCATGTGCTTCTCGGTGACGCGGCCACGGACCATCGCCCAGTTCACCTCGCGCCAGCGCTTCGGGTCACGCGCCACCTCTTCCGGCACCTCTTCCGGCGATTCGTAGTCGAGCGAGTACTCGTGGTAGACGAGCGAGTCCTCGTCGCCCGCGATGCCGCGCTCACGCACTCGCGTCCACACGATCGCGTGATCGTCTTTGTCCTGGTCGGGCGCGTTGCCGGCGTAGGCCAGCTGCGGGCCACGCTCCGTCGTCGACGCACGCAGCGTCGGCACCATCGTGCCGTGCGCCCACTCCGAAAGGATCTGTGCCTCGTCGAGCACCAGCAGCGACACGTCGTCTACGCCCTTCAGCCCGGACTTCGTCCGCGTGCGGAACTCGATCTTCGCTCCGCTCTGCAGCACGATCGCCTCGTCGCCGTGCGAGTAACGAAACCCGACCATCCGCATGGTGCCGAGGCCTGACCGTTCGATCTGGGCGAGCAGATCCGGGTTGTCGCGGATCGCCTTCTCCAGACGCTGGAAGTGGCGGGCCGAGGTCTTGAACTCGTGCGCCGAATGGATGATCAGCCGCTCCTCGAGCACGAAGATCCCGAACAGCTCACGCGCCAGCAGCACCTCGCCCTTGCCGTTCTGCCGCGGCGCACTCAACGCAAACTCGAACGACTGCCACCGGCCATCCTCGCCTAGGCCGAGCATCGACCGCAGCATGAACTCCTGCTCCGGATCAAGCCGCAGCTTGTGCTCGCGCGACCACTCGATCGCCCGGTCACCGAGCGACCAATCGTGCGCTTCCGGCACACGGCAGATCCGCGGCATCACCAGACTCGGCACGGTCACCATGCCCGCGACCGCCGACGACCACGCATCGCGTTCCCACGCCGCGCGCCATCGCTCCGATTGCAGACTGCATGCGCCGGCCCACGGTACCCCGACCGATCCGGCGTGTGATCCAAGTCCCAATCCGAACCCGGCGCGATCACCCCGCCTACCAGCGACCCCTCGACGAGTTCCGCGAACTTGCAATCGACGCCCAGAGCACATCTCGCCAATCCCCCATCGACGATCGAGACGAACCGCGTCCGCAGATTCCGATGATGCTGACCCCCGCGCAGAACCCACGACTTCGTCCTCGCTCTCATCAAAAAAAGACGCAGGGACGGAAATCCTCCTGCGGGGGTCGTGGGTTGGTTTTCCCTCTAAAAAACTGGGGTGGTGTTATGTGTTTGGGCATGGGTAAGCCGCCCTCTCGAGCGGCTGTGGTGATGGCTAGCGCTGGTGTGTGTGTGTGTCTGTCGAGCGGCGCTATGGCGAGCTGTTGCGTGCTCGGCGGATCGGTTGTGGAGTGTATCGGTTGCTGTGGACGTGCGCTTATTGTGGCAGGTTGGCGCCTGGTTGTGTGTGGCGGATTACGCCAGCTACTCCGCGTCCGATTGCCGGTATGCCTCGGAGGGTTAGAGAGTCGCTTGGGTCGCAGACGATGATGCGGTCGCGGAGGTCGAGGCTGTTGTTGGTGATGGTGGTGGCGAGTGCTTGGGCGTGTTGGCGGTGGTGTTGGTGTTCTTGGAGGAAGCGTGGGAGTGGGATGTTCACTGTTGGCTCCTCTCGGTGCAGGGGGGCGGCTGCTTCGGCTTCATGTGGTCTCCCGGTTGCGTTGTTCGAGGACGTTGAGGAGTCGGCGCTGGGCTCGTTGGTAGTGGCCGCGTACTGTGGATTGGTCGGTGTTGGTCATGTAGGCGATTTGGTTCCAGGTGCAGCCGTGGAGTTCGCGGAGTTCGAGGACTTGGAGTTGTCGTTCGGTGAGGAGGCCGGGTTGGCGTGCGAGGTCCCAGATGTCGCCGCGGACGATCATCAGAAGGGGATGTCGTCGTCGACTGGTGTGCTGGTGTGCTGGCTCGGCACAGCAGCAGAATCGGCCGTGGTCTGCTGTGCTGTGTCTGCTTCTCCTATAGAGAAGGCTGGAGAAGCAGCACACCACGACGCATCCACCTCTGGTGTGCCTGGTGTGCTGTGCTGTGCTGGCGTTCTCAGCACACCACTGGTTGAGTAGCATTTCGCGTTGTGCCTACGGCCGGCGGGGCCGATTTCGTACTGGATCTTGTCGGCCGCTGCGAGGCGTTTCAGGACTCGGCCGGTCTCGCCGTCGTTCAATTCGAGCTCGCGCGCCCATTCTTTGGCGGTCAACCATCCGCTGTCTTCGAGAGCCATGATCTGTTCTTCGATCGAGAGGCTGGTTGGCTTCTCGACGATCTCGAATCCGGTGTCGGTTGTGTAGGTGAGGTCTAGGTGGTCGCCGACTGGGAGCTCTCCTTCGCGGTCTTTGAGGAAGCGAAGCCGGGCTACGCCGTGGCTGAGTCGTTCGAGTCCGATGACGACTTCTGCGCCGCGGCTGATTGCTCCTGAGCCTGAGATGTCGCCGAGGGTGAGTTTGCGCGCGGTCGCTCCTTGGAGTTCCTTGCGGACGTGGGCGGGCATGATGAGTGCGAAGGTCCAGTCGGTTCGTAGGCGGTCGAGGTTGCGCATGAGGTCGGTGACGCCGCGTTCTTCGTTTGCGTCCCCTCGGTGTGCTTTGTAGTAGGGGTCGAGGATGATGATGGTCGGCTGGAGTCCTGAGATCGTGGCTTCGAGGCTGGCGAGTTCGCCAGGGTTTTGGTCGAGGGCTAGGCCGTCGGGGAGGCTGAGGATATGGGTTTCGGTTTGTTCGAGTTGGGCTTCGCGGATGCTGCGTTTGATCGAGCGGACGCCTTGTTCGAGGTCGATGATGAGTGCGGGTCCGATGCCGGCTCCTGTGTAGCCGAGGAATTCGTTGCCGCTGAGGATGGCGTAGGTGATGGCGAACGCGAGCGTGGTTTTGCCGTGCCCGGAGTCGCCGCCGATGAGTGTTCGGCCGCCGCGTGTGACGAGTGGGCCGAGTAGTTCGTGGCCGTCGGGCTCGGGCAGGTTGAGGAAGTCGGTTGCGGTGAGCGGCGTCCAGCCGTCGCTTTCATCGTGGTCGGGTTCGCTGCCGTTCGACCCATACAGGATGGCGACGGTGTCGGCGAGGTCTTCGGCTGTGTAGAGCTCCTCGTCAGGCATGGAAACGATGAGGGTGCTCCCGCTGATACTCGGTGATCTCGGTTAGCTCGCTGCCGCAGGCGGGGCACTGAGTCCACTCGCGCGGCATATCTTCTTCTGTGCCATGGAATCCCCGCTCACAGTGGAACGTCGTGCAGCCCCAGTAAACGCGCGTCGCGACAGAACCGGCGGGGACATCACTCACGTCGTCCTCCTCCGCTGGTACTGCACAACATCCCGCTCGAGCCGGCCGGACGGCACTGATTCGCCTTTCACTAGCGCGACGAATGTGTCGGCGTCGGTGGCCGCGGTTAGTGCTGCTTTCAGTCGTCGGCGTTCGCGATCTTGTGTGGCGTTGAGCGGATAGTTCCATTCGACGAAGCCGGGGCGTAGTTTGCCGCTCTCTTGGAGGGTGAGCGCGCGTTGGCGTGCTTCATGTTCGAGCTCGTCGAGGAGTGTGGTCAGGGGGGCAGCACGAACATTGGAGTGTGCCACAGTTCAGGCTGCTTTGTTGGGCGGCCAGGCCACGCTGGAGATCCAGTGCGGCTTGTCTCTGGGGGGCCACCAGCAGAGCCATGCTTCGGCGCCGGCGAGCTTCGCGGCGAACAAGAGGTCGGCTCGGTCTTTGGGTCCGAAGCTGTGGTACGGGCTGCGGTGTCCGGATTTGACCTCGATGAGGCGGATTGTTCCTTGTTTGCAGGCGACGAGGTCGGCGTCTCCGAGGCTGCCTGCTGCGCGGGCTACCCACCAGGCATCGTCCTCGAGCAGTCGTCGGACGGCGCGTTCTCTGGCGATGCCGCGGGTCATGCGAGCGCCCAGACCCGGACATAATCGACCGTCATCCTTGCCGGGCCGGGGATCGTCGGCGTCCCACCCCAGCCGCCCATGTTCAACTGCACGCAGGCTGAAACCTCGTTCGCCGTCAGATCAGCGAGGCCGACATCGGCCGCCTTCGCCGTCCAGACGAGCTTGCCGTCGAAGTAGAAGTCGACATGGTCCTTGTAGACGGCCGCCCCGTACAGGTGGAAAGCGTCGAAGAGGACGACGCCGAGCGGGTTCGCGCGGCCGCTCTGCCTGGGCGGCTTGTGCATGGTCGTATGGTTGACCTCAGGTTCGCGGCCGAGCTGCTCGACGACGTCGAGCTCCCATCCGTTCGACCCGTACGGCCAGTCCCACTCCCAGACCATCCCGTTCCAGGTGCCGACCCCGGCAGCGGGTTTGCCTCGTGTCTCGATGTAGCGGGCGCCCTTGTAGCCCGGCTTCGACGTGAGGAAGGCGCTGGCCCAGACGCTGCCGTTCTTGATGGCGGTGATGACGAGGTTGCCGTTGCCGTCAAGCTCGACGTTCTGGAGGCCGTTCCAGTAGCCGAGGCCGAGACCAGCATGGCCGGAGTGGACGTTCCACTTCGCCGTGTCGGGCTTCGACCCGGCTGGCCCGTCGAACTCGTCGCTGAACAGGATCGCGCCGAGAGGGACGGGGGCCGGTCCCGGAGGCGGCGGGGGAGGCGTGACGCTGTTGGCGACGGTGACGGAGACTGAGGCGTGGACGGCCCCGTTCGCGGAGGCCACCCCGATCGTGTGCGGCCCGTCAGGGAGCCGCGTCGTGTCGAGTGCGAATGAGAACGGGGCGGAGGAGTCGAAGCCGCCGTACTTGCCGTCGACGAGATAGTTGACCTGGCCGACGTTCGTTGCGGAGATCTGGACGGTGACTGTCCCCTTGACGGTGGCTCCGGGTGTTGGGGAAGTGATCTTGATCGTCTGACTCACGGCCTTCCTCTCTTGATAGTCGAATCGGTATGAGCGGTAGGATGCTTAGGCGTCGGCGGTTCCATGCATCCTTCTTGCCTTGTCGATGTGGCCGTCCTGGTCATTCCTCCCTCTCTCTCGGTAGTAGCGGCAGAACTCATACGAGCCACCGTCCTACGTCGAGCCAGAACACGCAGCCGACGCACATGGCAAGCAGGACGCCATAGCACCAGGCTGGAGGACTATCCACGGTGTAGTTCCTTGGCTCGGGCTGTCCAGTAGGCGAGCTTGGCTCCAATGGAGGCCGTCGCGTACCACCTCTTGAACACGCGGCGCTCGGCCTCAGCGATCTGCGCGGCAGAAGCGCCGTCCGGCCAGGGCTTGCCGTCGCTCGACGTGTCGCCCGGACGCTCCGGGCCGTTGATCTTCGCGGCAGGCTGATCGTGGCCACCACGGCGTACCGATCGAGCGAGCAAATAGGCGCTTGATCGCGGCACTCGATTCGGTTCGGCGCTCAGGCACGGAACCTCCAGTACGGCACCGCGCCAGGAGTCCCACCGCGAACGACTGCCCACTCGTACTCGATGTCGGTGAAGTGCTCCGGCACCGGGAGCATCTCTACGGGATCGGCCTCCATCTGCGACAGGTTGACGCCCTGCCCGAGCGCCCACTCGCACGCAAGGGTTGGAGTCTCCCCGAGATCGCGCCTGACGAACGCCGCGTCGCCGTCGGCGTCTGACAGGTACTCCGGCGCTGCCGTATGAGCGGCAGAACGAGCGTCAGGCTGCATCGCCACCACCTGCGTAGTCGAGAAGGCTCCGACTGCCGAGTGGGTTGCGTGGCGTCTCACCGAGGTTGCCGAACTTCTCGTTCGCCTCGGTCTGCCGCTGCACCTGAAAATCGACCGGCAATCCCGTCCGTGCGCGGAGGTACGTCGAGCCGAGCCGGGAGAGCAGCGCCCACAGCCCCTTGCGCTCCGCGAACAGCACGTCGTACTCATCGTCGGCCAGGATCAGGCGCACGTCCACGTCGCGGAAGTCCGGGCGGCTGCTCGCGGAACCGACGAAGTACGGGTGCGAGCCTAACGCCGAGAGGAACGGTTTGCACGCTTCGTCCAACTCGTGCAGTTCGAGCGCCGAGAGGTAGCAGCCCTTCGCGGCAGAAGGCTCAGGCATCGAGTTCTCCGAGCGCGTAGGGGACCCCTCCAGACCTTCACGCATCGAGTGCGCCTTTCGTGTGCGCCTGTTCTAGATTCAGGCGCTCAGCTTCAAGCACGTCGATCTCAGCGTGCAGCTTCCGTTCTAGCTCGCGGTCACGACGGTGCCATGAGATCGACCACCACCACAACGTCAGTCGGACGTGCGTGCCGAAGCCGCGAGAGACGACGAGCGAGATTGCTCGGGTGCGGGATTGTTTACTTGACACAGGGCGGATTCCCCTCTATCCTTTACGGGTAGATGGATTGCGCGGCTTCTTTTTCTCAGCTTCCTTTGCCTCTTTCTTCGCTTGATCGCGTACGGGCTTCGGGAACAGCTTCCGAAGCGCCTCTTGCGTGGTCAGGTCTGACGCCTTCTTCCGAGGTCTAGCCATGAGCGAGTTCAACCTTCCCGAGTTGATCGAGCAGTTCGGCTCCGAGGACAAATGCCACGCCTACCTTGAAGAGCTTCGCTGGCCGGAAGGCGTCAAGTGTCCGCGCTGCGACTCGGACAAAATCTCGAGGATTGCGAAGCGCCGGCAGTTCGACTGTGACGCCTGCAGGTATCAGTTCAGCGTCCGTGTCGGCACCCTCTTCCATGACTCCAAGCTCCCGCTGTGGAAGTGGTTCCTGGCCGTCTACATGATGGGCGAGTCCAAGAAGGGCGTCAGCGCTAACCAGCTCAAGCGGATGCTCGGCGTCAGTTACAAGACCGCCTGGTATCTCTGCCACCGCATCCGGGCCGCGATGCACGACGAGTCCGCGCCGCTCCTGCGCGGGATCGTGGAAGCCGACGAGACCTACATCGGCGGCAAGCTGCGCCCTGGCACCTACGGGAACCCGCGTGAGGCCAAGCAACATCGCCTCGACAACAAGACGGTCGTTCTCGGCGCGGTCGAGCGCGGAGGCAAGGTCAGGCTTCGCATGGCTCCCGACGCTTCCAGCGAGTCGATCAAGGGCTTCCTGGCGGACGTGGTGGCCGACGATGCGGAAGCGATCTACACCGACGCGCACCGCTCCTATCGCGGCATCGAGGACAAGAACACCCGCCATGAGTGGGTCGACCACTCGAAGGACGAGTGGGTGCATGGGAAGGTTCACACGAACACGGTGGAGAGTGTGTGGAGTCTCTTCGACCGCAGCGTGATCGGCGCGTACCACAAGCTCAGCACCAAGCACCTGTCCGCGTATTTGGACGAAGCCGCGTTCCGCTGGAACAACCGCGAGAACCCCTTCTGGTTCCGCGACATGATCCTTCGTCTGGTCGAAGGCGACACCATGACCTTCGCGGAGCTGACCGCCTCCAAGTAGCGCGACGGCCTCCGCGGAGGCCGTCAGCCGAGGGCCGGAGGCCCCGTAGCTCAGAGCGCTGTCGTAAGCCCGCACAGTGTAGGTCCGCAGCTCGGACGTTGCAAGTATAGGTCCCTGAAATGGCTTGAATAGGACCTTCTTGCCGTCCGATACGCGTTCTACGTTGGTGCAGCCCCCGTAGCTCAGGTGGATAGAGCAACGCTGTCGTAAGCGTAGGTCCCGGGTTCGAGTCCCGGCGGGGGCCCGCCACTTCTCCAATTGCCGCACCTTGTGGGAAATCACGAGGGTTCCTTCTTCGCGTCGACCTGAGACGCAATGGTCTCGTCTGCGGCGCGGATGGTCTCTAGCGTCTCGTCCAACTTCACTATGTCTGCATCGGAAAGTTCGAAGGCGGGCGTTTTCGTGAATACAGCCATTGGATTGGCCTCTCTGTGGGCCACCCGCCTGCCCTCTATCCGGTGGTTCATCCGGTTGCAACACTGATAAGCCAATCTGACCGTGTCTCTCGCGTTGGCGGGAAGTGCTGGATCGGCAAGGGCCGCGAAATGGTCTGAATGCTGCTGGGCGGGCAAGGCGTCGTGAGACCTCCACCATGCGCCGCGCTCCTTCGCTTCTTCAATAACCGCAGCGGCTGAGCGAAGCTCGCCCTGCATCGCCAGAAGACCAATTCGCAGCGTCGCTGGCGCTCCTGTAGAAGCCTCGATCCGATCAATCCTTTGGTCAAGGCTCGCAAGCTCTTCTCGAATCAACGCAAACGGCGATGAGACCCACAGCGAAAGAAGAATGAGGACCAGCGCCACGAGCAGTCCTATCGCTGCCCAGACCACTGTCCAAAACACAGCGCCCTTTTCGCCATGCCCCCACGAGAAAATGATTCCTCCCGCCAGGCCACCAAGACCGCACAGCGCGAGCAAAATCCAAGCGCGCCAATCGCTCGTGACGGTCCGCCAAAACGTGCTTCTGGCCCGGTCGCGTGGTTTTTGCATTGATCAGATTCGATAAAGTCCGGGGCGGATGGTTCGGCGCATAAGCTAGCACCAGCCTTGCGTGAAGTAAACAATCCCGCTCGGGTGTAGGTGTTGCGTTCACGCTGGACGCGGAACCCGCTGCGCCGACCCCACGCGGCAGGATGTTCGGCGCTCACGACGGCCTCGCAGTCAGGTCAACGTGGTCGCTCGACGTAGGAACGCGCAGCGGCTCAGCCCCGACCTCGCGGACATGGCGAGCCATCCACTCCACGAACTCCCTCGCCTTCGGCTCGTCCATGCTCACGGCGTCGATCACAACCTCGCGACCGAGGATCAGGTTGAGCGCGTTCCGCAGTCGCCAGCGCCAGCCCGAGCCGGGGAGCTTGTAGACCTCGATGAACCACTCGGCCGGATCGTCCTTGAAGGGCGCGTAGAAGCTCACGCCGAGGATCGAGCAGCCGCACTCGCAGCGGTACTCGCGCGTGACCTGGCGCGGCGGCGCAGTAGCGGCAGGCTGATCGTTACGCGGGTTCATATGTCTCCCCGAAGATGTCCGGCTTCACCGGGTAGAACTCGCCCTGCACTCCACGGATGATCCAGTCGTTGTCGCTCACGCTCAATGGCCCTTCGAGGGTCATGCAGTAGACGCCCGCCTCGTCGTTGTAGGCGACGTTGCCGCCGCTCCACCACTCGATCAGCTTCAAGCTCTCGGCGTCGGTGAACTGCATCGCCTCGATCACGACGGGCTTCTTGCGGTAGCGCTGCGCGGCAGAATCGCTCACCACGGCTCCTTCGTCAGCCCTAGCCTGAGGATGCCCACAAGGATGAGAACGACGGCTACCGCTGCGCCAAGCGCGAATCAGGATTTCACTCGGCACTGTCACACGCTCCGCACTTAGAGCAGCACCATCCGTCTGCGTTATCCCACGTCACGAAGCGGTCGGCGTCAGCGCCGCAGTTGCCACAAGCCTCGAAGTCGGGCTGTGGCAGCGTGGTCACTGCGCTAGACACGCGTGACGCCTCCCCACGCCGTCGTCCCGTTGGTTCCGAAGTTCATGTGTGCGCCCTTGTGTCCGGCAAGTAGCTCACATTTGAGCTTGCCGTCAAGCGTCCTCACTTCACACTTCGCGGCAGACCGATCAGCTTCCACGGCTCTCCTCGGCGTAGGCGTTCACGGCAGCGACGATCAGGTCGGCTACAGCATCAGAGCGCACTCTGGTTACCACCGTCTTGTCGTCAGCAGCACGAATGAACACAGGCGATCCGTGAATCTCAGGCATGACGTACCACGGTGTCGGCGGCGCTGCGCCGAGCAGCTGCGCGGCAGAAGTCATGCGGCCACCCCCGTCGCCCATCTATCGAAGACCAGCAACACGCAATCGACGGGTGAGTTGTGGCCCTTCTGACCCTCCGGGCCGCTCCCGAATGACGGGCGGCCAAGGAAGTAGCGGACGGTCGCTCCGAGGTCGAGTGCTCGGTGAAACCAACGCGCGTTCGTCCTGGCAGGCACAAGCAGCACCGCGAGATCCGCCAGCGCTGCCTGCTCTATGAACGGGGGAATGTTCGACCATGGCGGGTTACAGAACACGCGCTCGCCTTCCCAACACAGCGGCTGCTTGGCTGTCGAAGCGTGCGGTAGTAGTCCGTTACCCGGCTCGCTCGCGCCGTCGAGGGTGAAGTTGTATTCGTCGTGGAGCGGGCCGAAGATGGAGTCCGGTGTTGTCCAGTTCTGCTTGCGTCCGCGCCCATACCAGAAGACGTAGCGGTCACGCGGCTCGGTAGTAGCGGCAGTCCGATCAGGTGAGTCCACGGAGCGCCTCCTCGACCGTGTGGCAGCCGTTCGCCGGAAGCAGGAGGTCGATCACGTCGCGGAGGCTCAGGTATTCCTCGGCGAGCGCGTACAGGCGCGGGTCGCCGTAGGTGTCGATCTCGTCGATGATCCGCTTCGCCGTCTCGACCGGCGGCTCGGTCGTTGCGGCAAATGACCTTTCAAAGTCCTTTGAATGTCCTTTCACTTCGGCTCTTTCGCCACGACAGGCTCGTCGTAGCCGTCGTCGTCACCGACGCCATACGTCCAGAGCGCGAAGCCGGGAGGCATGACCCACGCCGCGAGAGCAGCCCGCCAGAGAGCGAACCGTGAGAGCGTTGTCGCGGCAGAGCGTGCTTCACCAGGCATAGAGCACCTCGATCAACACGAGCGCCGAGCCGAGCACGGCAACGATCAACAGAAGGCCATCAGCGGCCACGGCGCACCAACTCTCGTTCGGTCATGCGCCCCGCGAAGTACGCGATAACGATTGAGGCATAGACGAAGAACCGCTGCCAGAACAGGTCCCCTATGACCGCTCCTGTACCGGCTGCGAACAGCACTACGGCAGCCAGCGGCGGCCAAGCCGACCGCTCGAAGCGCGTCGCGGCACTAAACTCGTTCGGCTTCACGGCGACGCCTCTCCTCGAAGGTCAGGTGGTAATGGCAGTGGTCGTAGCCGCGGATTGGCCGGTTCTTGCAGTAGCGACGTGAAAGCACGACGCGAGGATGCCCGGGCCATTCGCGCTTGATGGCTGCTCCGCAGCGAGGCTGCGCGGCAGAGCGTGCGTCTGGAGCGCTCATACCCGTACCGTCCGTTCGTCGATGACGTAGACCTTGCCCGCCGGAACGAGGCTCGATGTGCGCTTCTTGTGGTCAGCGAGTGGTTCGCCGCAGGCGTGACAGTGGTAGAACGGCTGACCTTCGGGAAGCACCGTCCTCGACACGCAGAAGATGTGGCAGGTCGCGGCAGAACGGTCGGCTAGCTGGTTGAGCGACTTCCACATGCCGTCGTTCGGGCAGCCCTCATGGAAGGTGGCCGTGGGCCACACGGCGATGTCCATGCGCTCCCCGCAGCCGGAGCAGTAGTGCGTGTCAGCCATGCCGCACCCGCTTCTTCGGCAGGCGAACCTCGTGGGTCGCGCCATCGGCGCACTCGCGCCCGTGCCCGACGAGCCATGCTTCGCATCGGCGCGGCTTGTAGCCGGGCGGCACGGTCTCGTCCTCGAACATGCACTGGTGGTAGTGGGCGTCTTGGTCGCCGTAGGGGCCAAAGTGCCCGTAGAACAGCGACCACTCGTGCTCGTGGTCATCCCACGACGGAGTAGCGGCAGTCCGATCCTCAGCCACGCGGGCCTCTGATCTGCATGGCCGAGACGATCCAGACACGGCCGCACTCGCACAGTTTGGCTGCGCCCTCGATGGTCGCTATCGCCTTCCCGCAGACGCAGACGATCCCGACCGAAGCGAGCGGTGGCCGGTCGTCTAGGCGCACGGTCGTAGCGGCACTCGAGTTAGCGCACATCTTCCGTCTCCTTGAGGTAACGGGACTCGAGCGCCTGCCGAAGGTTGTACGCCCGGTTCGTCGGAACCCACAAGCCCTTGCCGACGTAGCCGACGAGGCCATGCTTCATCGCCTCACGCAGCGCCGCAGCCGTCGAGCGTGGAGACGTAGCCTCCGCGTCGTAGAGCATGATCTCGGCCGCGGTCAGGACTCCCATGCCGTGCGCGTAGGGGCCAGAGCCTTCGAGCAGCGCATGGACAGCGTGCGCGGTGCGGCGCGGGAGGTTGCCGACCCACACATCATCGAGCAGCCGGCTCTGCGGTGCCGGAGTAGCGGCAGGAGAATCGGCGGGTGCTTGCCCGAGAGAACACCCCGGACTACTTCCGCTGACCTCTGGGCCGCTCGTCAGCGAACCCTCAGCGTGGCTGCCCGCCGCAGCCGATTCAGGAAAGTTAGCGGCGCTCGACCTATCCACGGCGCTCCTCCAGCACCCTGTTGACCTCAGCTACGAGCCGGATGCCGTCCTGATTCCATGCATAGGTCTGGATGTGCTGCGCGAGCCGCTGAAGCAGCCGACCAACTTCGCTGTCAGCCTTGATCGTTCGCGCTTCCATGCGCTCACCTCCTCTCGCGCCCCCGCTTGCGAGCGCGGTCGAAGTGTCGCACCGTGGAGGCGTATGAGCGGCAGCATCAGGGTGACGATCAGATCCAGACGTGAAAGAACTCACGAAGCTAACGCCTCCCATTCGATGATTCGCCGGCCAAGCCACTCCGCGATCTGCGGGACGAGCGCATTGCCGAGGCTCCTAAGTCGGTCCACCCGAGCGGGAACCCCATCAGCCACTCGACCCACGGCGGGTTCAACGCTCCACCAACCTGCATCGACAAGCCCACCTGCTGCCCCGGCTTCAACTTGACGCGGCCCGGATGCTCCATCGACGATCTCGTCGGCGTTGCCCACGTCTCCCGCGCCACCGCTGTAGCCAGATCGTCCCCGCCTGATCCCTTCCGGTTCGCTCTTGCTAAGTCCGGTCCCGATGGGGATGACTTCGGCGTCGGCCAGCGCCGCATCATGTCCCTCGCATAACCGGGAACCTGATCCCACGAGTCGAGTTCTCGCGGCAGAATCCCGAGTGTGACTTCGACCATTTGCGCCAGCGAGAACGCTGCCCAGTGACGCGCCTTCAAAGAGTCTCGTCCCGTGCGGTCCGCCGACGCTCGAGGGGTAGGCCACGATCCAGACCCGATCTCTTTGGTGAGGGGCGCCAATGGCACTAGTAGCTGGTATGCAGTCCCACTCTGCGTCATACCCGCTCTCGGCCAGGTCTCCGAGAACTCGTCCAAGGCCCCGTCCAAGCAAAGCTGAGACGTTCTCCACGATGACGTAGTCGGGTCGTAGCTCGCAAATGAGTCGAGCGAACTCCGACCAGAGCCCCGACTGTTCCCCGTCGATGCCTGCGCCCTTGCCAGCGGCGCTGATGTCTTGGCAGGGGAAGCCTCCGCAAAGGACGTCGACTGGCTCAACATCGGATCCTCGGAGCTCGCGCACGTCCTCGTAGCAGGGGACGTCGGGCCAGTGTCGGGCGAGGACGCGGCGGCAGAACTCGTCGGCCTCGCACTGCCAGGCGACGCGCATCCCGGCTCGTTCCAGGCCAAGGTCGAAGCCTCCGATGCCGCTGAACAGCGAACCGACATTCACGCTCCGCCCCGCCAAAGATTCATGCCTTCGACCCTCCCGATGGATACCATCCCAATCGTGGAGCGGGAAGGAGTTCCATCGGGCATTAAGGCTTCTCACCTCGGATGATCTGAGCGGCCCGATTCAGCCGATTCAGCAGGTCGACCAGGTTGTCGTCCGGATCGGGAGTCAGTAGCCGCAGCACGCGGACTCGCTCGTCTTCGGTCAGATCAGGCCACCGGCGACCATGAACCGCCATCATCTCCGGGATACCTGGTCCCTCACTCGCCGACACGTTCACGCTCCCGCGCTCGAAGTAGATCGAGCAATCGCAATGCTTCGTTGTAAGGCTGAGGATCGTGATCGCGGGCGTCGAGTAGCGAGGCATCGCGCTCGCCCTTCTCGATCATCCAGCGGATCTTGTCGAGCGCCGCTACGCGTTCGCTCGTCCCGAAATCTGCGAGGTCGCGGAGTAGCTGCTCATCATCCTTCGCGACTGTCGGCCACGTCTCGTCAGCGATGTAGTCACCACTCATGCGCGGTGACTTTCGTTCTTTACGCCACACTGGCACCCTGACGCCTTTCGTGCCCGGAGAGTCATGCCTTCGACCCTATCCCTCGCAGCACGTCCACGGTTCCCAGCCTCGCGCCCGATACAAATTGTGCGCGGCGACGGTCTGCTCGTACGCGGTTGCATAGCCCGCTGTCGCGTAGGCCGAGCGTTCCCCGGAACCCATCTGGAACAAGCCAAGGTACTGGCCGTTGACCGCGTGAATCGAATAGCGGGATTCGCGGTAGGCGATGTAGAGCGCCTCTTGACACTGCGACCCGAAGACGCGACAGATGATCGTCTGCACCGAACCACCCCAGCGCTGACTGGCGAGGTGTCGCGCCCGGATCTTGCGCTCGAGCCACAGCCTGTCGATCCAACGCAGGAACGGCACCGACGTCGCCCGGCGTTCGGCGTGCCTGGTCGGTGTGCGTGTGACGCCGGCACGGTCCTGCCACCGCCAGGTCTGTGAGCGTTGCCATTGGATGCCGCGACGGTACGAACGCATCACGGCGGCCTGACTGGTGGTGTGTGCCGTCAGGAGTCTCGGCTGGGAGTGGTGGAACGTGAGTGCGAGTGCGATGGTTGTGATCCATGCGATCAGGACTAGTCCCTTTCGTTGGGGTCGCTTCCTCGGGCTTTACGGCGCCCGGCGTTCTCGCGTTCAGGTCATGCTTGGGGCATCCTGGTTGGACTGCGTGCTTGCGGCAAGCGCAGGTCATTTGCTCTTGACCTTGATCGGCTGCGCGCTGACCTTCAGCGGTCGATCAGTCACATACGTCGAAAGCCCCGTGATCTGGATCTCCGCATCGGTGGCAAGGTCGAAGAACGTTAGCGTGTTGCACCCGGTCTGTGACTGATAGATCCCCTCCAGCGAGGGCGAATCAAGCACGAGCCCGTCCTGAACGTTCTGCGTTGAGCTGAGATAGTCACAGTCGTTCACCGGCACGGATTTGGCGACGTAGTAGTTGACGATGTTGCCCTGCTGCCCGAGCACATAGACGTACCAGGGATGATCCGGAAGCGCCTGCCGCTCGACGGCATCGACAAGCGTCTTGCGCCGAGGGAAGTTCGTGATGTTCGGCGTAGGCACCTGCGCCACCGCCTGCCCGTAGACCTGCGTGCGCTGCTTGATCGCCTGCTGATTCTGCTTGACCGAAGCGTTGTTCGAGCACGCCGTCGCCAGAACCCCGAGCACGACAAGGGCGACGACTATAGAGACTAGGCTCCGCACGATGTGACTCGTCCCTTCTGATAGACGCCGACCGCATAGGGCAAACTCGCAGCCTTGAACTGGCCCACGGTGTAGCCTTTATGGGAGTCGGCGTTGTATTGATTCGCCGCGTCGTTACGGTCGTTCAACTGCGCGGTGAAATTGATCCGATCGCGGCTCAGATCGCTGCCCTTGTCGGTCCGCTCAGCCACGAGCGTCTGCTGAAGCGCCTGCTCCATCGTCTGCACCGACGCGCAGAGATCGAAGAAATGGTTGTACGCCTGGATGCGAAACGGTCCGCTCTGGATCTGCTGTCGCGCCTGGAGCTTTCCCTGCCATGGAGCAGCAACCCACCCGACGCCCCACAAGATCAGCAGCAAGACAATTATGAGCGCGAGAATGCCGAGCACCCACAGCGCCAGGTTTCCGAAGAGCCCCTTCTGGGTTCTTGGTTCGTATGCGTTATCCACTTATGGTGCCTCCGTAATCGGCGGACTGTTGCGGGCCAGCTTCTCGAGCCGGTCGATGAGGTTGGACGCTTCGTCTTTGCTGAGCGTCTCGCGAAGCGGCGCCCAGTGAAGTTCCTCGTAATCGTCGCGCTTTGCCATAGGTGGATCTTGATTGCGCATCTTCGCGACCGCCATATACAGGTGTTCCGTGTGCAACCTGCCAGCCTCCCGCAGCGTCCCGACCAGCACGTTCAGCTTCTTCTTCTGGTCGGCCGTGATCTTCAGCGGGCGCTTCGTCTCCGTGATCTCCTTGCCACCGGGTGCGTCGTTGGGGACCGGGACGGGTGAGTCCTCGAACAGGAGGTCGTCAGCGGGCGGGATCGGCGCGGCCGAGCGGGCGGTGCGCGTCGTCGGCACGGGCTCGGCCTCCAACGCTTCCTTGAGGCCGACTGCGGCCATCAGGCGCGGCGGGATCGGCGTGTACGACATCTCGCCGTTGCCCGGCTCGAGCGCCGGCCGTCCACCCGACGCCAGCTGCTCATAGCTGACCTGGCAGTCGAGCACCGGCACCACATACCGAACTGCCTGTCCGTTCACATTGCCGCGCCGCTCCACGATCCTGAGTTTCGCCGGCACGAACGGGCGGCCCTGCGCGATACCCTGCACGAGCTCCAGCGAGCCGAGCAACTCCCGTGCGGCGTTCTCGCCCTTCGATTCGAGCCTCCAGCCGAGTAGCGTCGTCAACTCCGGTAGTGCCACGGTCAGACGGGTGATGAGCGAGCACTTGTCGTCGCCCTCCGCTACGCACTTGCAGGGCTGGCCGTCGTCCATCTCGATCCCGTCGCAACGCCGCTCCACCAGGGTCGGCGACGTGCGCAGCTCGTAAGACTGGCGCAGGCTGTAGTTGACCAGAACGAGGACAGGCAGTTCCGAGGTCTCGGTCGTGAGCTGGAACTGCGGGCCGGTCGGCGATTCCCAAGGGGTAGGTGTTCCGCCGTACAGGCCCGCAGCCTGAGCGATCAGCCCCTGGTCGGGGCTGGTCAGACGCCAGTGGGTGAGGCGGCGCGGTTCGCCCTTGGGGCCTTTTTCGCCCATGCGGATGCGGCCGGCCTCGGAGAGGCGGCGCTGTAGCTCGATCAGTGGTGTGGGGCTCATGTCTCCTCCACGGCAGCGATAGCTTGTTCGATCCGATCGGCTGTCTTGACGTTCTCTTGTCCGTACTCATGCTCCAGCTCGGCGAGCTTCGCGTATGCGCGAGCCTCCCGCGTGAGCCGATTCTCGCCGCCGGCAATTTTCGAGTAGTCCCACCAGACTTCACGATGGGCGAAGTCTCGGTCGACGATGCAATAGCTCGTCGCCATTGCGCGGCTCCGTTGCGAGTTGATGCCGTCGGTTCGGATCGAGTAGCCCTCGATCGCGAGCAGGGTGAAGCGTTCGCCACGGGCAATCTCAGCCATCAGGCGATCACGGCCTGGGGACCCGACAGCGGTGTGCCGATCACGTTGCGCGAGGTCTCCACTTGCCAGCGCGCCACTTCCATGACGTGCCGCCAAGCCTTCCAAACTCGGTCCGAGGTGTCCACCACGCACAGCATGTAGTCGTCGGGTGAGATGACAAGGCACGCCGCCCCGTCGGTCTCAGGCATCGACGGATGCTCAGCGTCAGGGTTGAATAAGTAGTAGCGCTTCCCTCCCGTGTAGCGTCGTTCAGCGAGCACGCCGACATACTCAGCTCTGCGGTAGCTGACCAACTGCAGCGCGACCTCGGGAAACGGTGGCCGAGTCTTGCCGGAATCCTTCCCGTACTGGGTCGTCTTCAGATCCAAGACGAGTGTCTGTCCGTCGATCTTGACGATCGCGTCCAGCGTGCCGGCGTATCCGGCGCTCACGTTGTAGACGGGCGCTTCGGCCATCAGGAACTCCGGCTGAAAGTCAGCGAGGAACTGGTCGTACTGCTCGAGCAAAGGGATGTTCTGCGGGTCAATGTCGACGGGTTCGCCGAGCGCTCGAGCCTCCGCGGCCCTATGCACATCTGTCCCACGGGCGAGCGCGACGCTCGTCTTCGCCCAGCGCTGATCGCAGAGCCACTTGACCGCGCCGTCTCGGTCGCCGTCCTTGAGCATGGCTTGCACGATATGTCCGCGATCGACTGCCGCCTCCGCCGTCGTGCGAATCGCCCAATTCACGAGCGGATCGCTTGTGCCCATGCCGAGTTTGGCGAGCGTCGTCGATGACCAAAGTTTTAGCTCAGCCATGGTGCTCCTGTTCGGTGGGAGGCGGTGCCGCGGCCGCCTCCCGGCCGTGCCCTAATACGTGTGGATCGGGCAAGGCAGCCAGCCCGCGAGCAGCGCGAGCGCGCAGGCGAGCAGGATCAGCTTCGCCCTCATCGCCCCACCTCCTTCCATGTTGAAGGGCCCGCAGCTTGTCGTGGAAGGCCTGCTCCCTGGTTCCGGTCAGGATCGGCATTAGGCCCGTGCCTTCTTCGAGCGGTCTTGGCGTTGGCATCCCTCGCCCGCGTAGCAGTAGCGCTGCTGCGTCCAGCGGGAGAAGATCCATTGGCCGCCCTTGAGCAGCCGGCCGCAACGGGCGCACTTATGCATCGAGCCACTCCTCGAGAGTCCACGGGCAGTAGCGCTTGGCCCACGCCCGCTGCGCGCCCATCAGCGCGAGCATGACTTCGCTCGGTTCGGTGTCCCCGCCCCGCAGCGTGGGGTCTGTGGAATGCTGCGACGCTTCCCTGATTGCAGCAGATGCGTGCGGGATTGAGGACACCGGACCCAACGAACTCACCAGTAGAGCGAGCCCTGGTAGGTATACGAGCGAATCAGGTTGAGCGTCTTGCGGATGCGTTTGCGACGTGTCATTTCTTCTTCCTCCTGTGCTCGTAAGATGCGGCCGGCCTGCTGAATACGGGCCTGATGCGTGCGATGCCTTCCCGTGCTGGGTGCCAGCCCGAGGCGTTCGCAGACTTTGTTGCGTGCTGCGCCGCAGGCCGGGCAAGCAGTGACGCGGATGGCTTGGTCGGTGCTAACGCCCATCACGCTGCATCTCCGAAGCCTCTGCTACCCCGAGCATGAACGCTATTAGCACGACCAACGGCAGCCACATCGCGATTGTCCACCATGGCGGCGGACTCAGCGAGCAGTCATAGATGAAGGCTGCGATCGAGACGGCGACCAATGCCTCGTTGATGCGAAGGCCCAGCCGATACATCATGACTCCTCTAGTACGGCAGTAGCGCCACCGTTCTCGGCTTCGACATGAGCGCGTAGCGCGCGCCGCATCTCGGCGGCGACTGTCCGGTCGCCATCCTCCGCGAGGCGCTCAAGCGCTCGCAGCGTCTCTGTGTCTAGTTTGAGGTTGACCTTCTCGGTCAGATGTTGCCTTGCGCTCACGGGTGGCATTGTTACCACTTGCGACCACGCCGTGTCAAGCAGGCTTTACATTCGCGGCGGCGCGGGAAAGGGCCGCGGCTAGAAGCCGCGACCCTCGTAGGGCTACGCAACAGGCGCGGGTGTCAGGTTGGCGAGCTCCGCCGTAACGGCGGCAGCCGCAGCCTGAACGGCCTGATCCTCGGAGGTCAGATCGGTCGCGGGATGCGAGCCGATCCATGCCTCGACTGCGGTGTCGAGGTCGGTGATCGCCTGGATGAGTGAGGCGAGGTCGGTGTCGAACGTGGCTTGGTCGAGTGCCATGTTTATGAGTCTCCTCTCGATCCTGACTAGCCCTGCGGCCATCTGTGCCAGGATCTCTTCAAGTAGCAGTTGTTGTCGCTTCATGGCTACACCGTATGCACAAATCCTCGCGCGCGCATCGGGGAATCACACGCTACTTGGGTGGCTCGGTTGTGTCGCCTGGCGGCTCGATCGGATCAGGCGGAGCATCGGCGACCGGCTGAGCACCGGCGCCCTTGAAGACGCCGACGAGCTGGTTGAGAGGCGTGAAGACTTCCGCGAACGCGAGCCCGGCCCCAACAAGGGCTGCGCTCAGCGCCGCCTGGTTGTTGGCGATGTTGCCAGACTTGTCGACGTATTTCGTCGCGAACGCGATCCCGGCGGCGAGAAGCGCACGAAGAAAGAGCCGGACAACCGGCTCAGCGAAAAACCGCTGCATGGTGGGTCTCCTTTAGGTGAGGATTTGGCAGACGCGCTTCGGCTCGCGCGTATCGACGCTCAGCCGGTACGACTGCGGCCCGGCCTCATTGCCGTCCGACGCGACGAGCGGGTCCGGGCCAGCTTCGATGCAGACGACTGCGTGCTCTCCTGTGCCGGGGCCGATGACGATCGGGTCTCCGGGCCGGGCTAGTGAGAGGTCGAAGAGGATGCGTCCGTGGTTCTGGGCGTTCTCGAGCAGCGTCCCGGTGAACCCGACCCAGCGGTAGTCGAGCCCCGAGGGGTCGGGCAGTCCGGCGGCCCAGTAGCAGTAGGTGACGAAGCCCGAGCAGTCCGTCCAGATCGGCAGACGCCCTCTCGGCTCCCGCAGGAAGTCGTCGCGGGAGGTGCCCTGCGTGTAGTGGATCTCGCCGGCGTGACCGATTCCCCACTGCGCCCACTTCACGAGCGCCGCGCGTGCGGCTTCGAGACGATGCTGTGCGTCCTGCTGCGCTCGGATGTGCTTGAGGTAGGTGCGCCACGCCCAGGAGCCTTTGCCTTTAATGCGTGCGAGCCGCCACAGCCGCCACCACATGAACCAAGCAGGGACGCGCTTCGGTGCTCGACTCGGGCGTGGCCCTTTGCGTCCGCTGCTGATCCAGGCCGCGAGGTGCCAGGACCACAGCGGAATCTTCCGCGGCGTCCGCCGCGGTCTCGGGAGTGCCATAAGGCTCATCTCCTTACTTGGTGGGCACGGTGACCGTGACCGTGGAGGGCGGTGGTGCTGCGTGGCCGCGGCCTGTGTAGAGGAGAACGGCGGTGATAATCGCGAGGGCGAGGATCAGGGCGGAGTAGAGGACGGCCGTGCTTGCACCGATTCCTTCGCGTCGGCCTTGCAAGGCGGACATGTATGAGACCAGCGGGTCGAGCCTCGCCTCGATCTTCTCGACCGCTCCGCGTAACTCCGTCTGCGTCGTGTACGTGCCGCGTTCACGCTCGATCTGGGACCGCAACTCGTTCGCTTTCTCGTCCTTGTATATCTGGATGTCCCGGGCGAGCGAGAGGGCAGCGAGGTCGGCGGTCTCCTTGATCTTGAGCGCCTTCTCCTTCTCGATGTCGACTTCGCTGTAGCGGCGGTCACGCTCTTCAGCCAGTTCCTTCGCCGCGGCGCGGAGCGCTTCGTTGTGGGCGGAGTACGTCTCGATCGTCCAGCCGGACTCATCACGCGGCGTAACAGCCAATGGGTTGCCCCCCTTTCCTTCTCGCTATGAGCGCGCCGCCCATTTGCCTCAGCCCGTCTCCCAGATGTGGAGGCCGATCCGTTCGATGCAGGGGACGCAGCAGCGGCAGATTTTGGCGCGGATTGCTGCAATGCCCGTCGGCGCGTCGACCGCTGGAAGCGTTGGGCCGTAGCCGCCGCCTGCGAGCCAGTCCCCCGCATCGTCATAGATCAGTGTGGGTGGGCTCGTCCCGGCGGTTCTCCAGTCCCCGATCTCTACGCCTGTGATGCCGGTAGGAAACGCTGGTAGCAGCTCCCAGGTGCGCGTACAAGTGCGCGGGAGATGAAGTACCTGACCGCCGTTCTCGTTTGTCGCCGGCACCCAGATGTTTCCCGGGTCGGATACGAAGTCGGATCTGAAATCGTCGACGAATGCGCCGTTGGGGAGGATCGAGAACATCGACAGCCGGGTGCCGTCGATGAAGTCGAAAGTCGCGGACCCGTCACACGGGATCCTGTAGACAACCTGCGCGAACGCCCTGCCGCCAAGGCCCGCGCTGTTGAAGCCGACACATACGAGGTAGACATCGGTGTCGGCGAGCAACGGGTCGGTGTAGAGCGACGACGCGTAGTGAACACGACGCAAGCCAGTCGCGTTGAGACCACCATCAGAGAGCGAGCCGGGAGACTCGAAGCCTCCCTCAACCGGGGTCGGGTAGAGGTCCACGGAGAGCGTCTGGACGACATTCGCGATGCCCCCGGACAGATCCCAATATTCGACTGTTTCCGGCCCGTTGATATCAGGCCACGGCAGCATGATCGCGGCGGGCGAGCCGTGGTCGCTGCGGAGTATGTATTCGCCCGTCCAGCACCAGTTCGCGTCCGAGTTGTACCGCGTCCCGTTGTGGTCGAGCTCCGTGTCGCTGTCCTCGGTTGTGAAGACGAGATCGGTGTCGACGGTCTTGCTGGTTACATCCCAGCGTGAGTAGCTGATCCTCTGCCCGATCTGGGAAGCGAACGAGTCCCAAGTGCCCCCCTCGGACCACATGACATGACATGCGCCCGGTTCGGCTGGTGAGGCGCATGCTTCGATGTCGCCACATAAGCCGTGTGTGCCGGCGTTGTAGAACTTCGCCTCGACCGTGTCTAGCCTCGTAAATCCGCCAACGTCGCCGCCGAACACGGTGACGCGGGCCGCGTGCCAGCGGAAGCTGTTGTCCAGGCCGTTGTCGTCAGTCTCGCCGTCCGCCCCGCCGAAACCGTGGTAGTGCTTCCAGAACGTGAACCCGGAGTCGGTGTCCTGCACGAACGGGCTGGACTCGTAGAAACTCGCGATCTGCGGATGCTCAAAGCCGCAGGCGTCGCGAAGCGATAGGCCGCAGTCACCGAAATACGGGTACCTGACATCCTCCCGTGCGAGGACGACGACCCAGACGTTCGTTCCGTCTGTGCGCACCTGAACGTCGAGGACGTCCATGAACCACGCAGTGAGTGCGCCTTTCTGCGCGTCCGAATATTGCGGGCCGAGACCACCGACCCGGCTGCACGGATCGAAGTCCGGCAGCGTTCCGGCCACCCAGCTGAACACCGGATCAACGGCGAGGTCGTAAACGACCGGATCTGACCCGTCGTCAGGGAAATAGGCGACAGTGATCGGAACCGCAGACTCGATCCTGGCTGGCCACGCCGCCTTGTTCGTGACATTGTCGGGGTTGGTGCTGGTCGGGTCGGTCGTGTCGCCCACGATCGCGTTGATCCACGCGACCCAGGTCCCGTTGATGTCGCGACAGTACGAGGTGACGGTGTGGCCGGCGTCGTCGTAATCGACGTGGTTGATGACGATGCCGTCGTTCTGCGTGATCGAGTCACGCGAGTTAACGCACGGATGCCAGGGCATCAGACGGTCCCGGAGACGGAGAGGCCCGCACCCGGTGGTGGTGGAGGGGGAGGCGGGGGTTCGTTGAGGGGTGTGACGATCGGCGTATCGGCTTTCAGCCGGATGATGCCGCTGGCGCGGAGGACGATGATGTAGCTGGCTACTGTCGGTGGGTCGGCTTTGAGGAGGATGACACCGCTCGAGGCTTGGTACGGGTAGACATTCGGGCCGTCAGCGCGAAGGAGGAACCGACCAGACACCGTCTGTGTCGGCTGCGTCTGCGGCCCGTCCGCCTTCAGGACGATCGTGCCACTCGACGCCTGTGCCGGATACACGGTCGGGGCGTCCCCTGTGAGGATGAACACGCCCGGGATCGGCTGCGTGCTCGTCACGATTCTCGGCGGATCACCCCGTAGCGTGATGACGCCGGTTAGCGGCTGGTAGGCGGCAGGCAGAGCAGGCGGATCAGCCTGGATGACGATGACGCCGGATGGGATCTGGATGGTGCCGCTCTGCGCTGGATCGTCGGCGGAGAGGTTGATGACTCCATCGCTGATCGCGTAGTACGGGTAGACGTTCGGCGCGTCCGCTACGAGAACGATCACGCCCGAGGGGGCGTTGATCGTGATCGGCGAGCCGCTGACTACGCCCGCGTAGGCTTGCCCGAAGTACGGCCAGCCGTATGCGTTTGAGCCGAACATCTAGAGGTGGGTGATGACGATGCAGCGGCCATCTCCGCCGTTGCCGCCCGCTCCGCCTGTCCCGTTTGCTGCTGCTCCGCCGCCGCCTCCGCCGCTGCCGGTGAGGCCGTTGCCGCCCTTGCCTGCTGTGCCGATGGCGTTCTTTCCCCCACCGCCGCCGCCCGCCGCGCCACAGAACGGGCCGGTGAACGTGCCGTCGCCGCCGGGGCCACCCGTCGCGCCGCCCGTACCTGCGCCGCCGCCTCCGCCCGCCGCGTAGGACTGTGTGGCGCCGCCCGCTCCGCCCCCGCCTCCCGTGGTAGTTGAGGCGCCGCCGCCCGCGCCGCCGCCAGGTCCGCCGAAGATACTGCTGCCACCCGTCTTGCCTGCGGCGTTCGCGGCCTGGCTACCGCCGCCCGACGCGCCACCCCATTCCGCATTCAGACCGGAAGCATTTGTGCCGTTCGAGATTGCACCCTGACCGGACACGCCTCCGCTGCCTCCGCTCGGGAACGCCGCAGCCGAGCCACCGGTCGAGCTGCCCGCCGTGCTGCCACCCGGAGCCCCGGCCGTGTTGGCTGCGCTCGCACCGTGGTTGCCGCCGCTCGCCGATCCTGCAAGGAGAAGCGAGCCGAACGTCGTAGGCGCAGATCCGTCCGAGCCGTTCACGCCCGCCGCGCCGCCCGCGCCGCCCGCGCCGACTCCCACGGTAACGCTGGTAGGCACATCGGATGGTTGGAAGACCGCTCGAGAGACTGCGCCACCGCCGCCGCCCGCACCACCGGACACGTTCGCTGCCGCCGCCCCCGAGAACCCGCCGCCGCCGCCGCCGCCCGCGCCGATGCAGATGACCTCGACAGCCTTCGCGCCTGTGGGCTTGCTCCACGTCTGCCCGGCACCGGCCGCGTACACATGAACGTCGGTGCTTGCGCTAGTGATCGCAGCATCGACATACGCCTTCGTCGCGGCGTCCTGCGCGGAGCCGGGGTCGGTGAGGTTCGTGAGCTTGTGGCTGTTGATCGAATAGTCGGCTGTGGCGTTTCCGATCTGGTTCAGGTTGTAGTCGCCCGACGTCGCAGCGACGGCCCCTGTTCTGCCGAATACCGATGTCACAAGGTTGCTCACCGAGCCGACATCCGTCCAGGTTCCCGGACTGCCGGCGGTCGTACAGACGAAGACATGTCCGTTTCTGGCAACGATGAAGTCACCGATCACGAACGCGCCGCTGACAGGGGCGCCGCTCGCTGTCGCGCCGACGTAGCGGCTGGCCGAGGTTGCCCCAGTTAGCCCTGCCGCCGTCAAATCGGGGGCGGAGACTTCTCCGGTGAACGCCTGCTGTGATCCGCTCGACTTGTCGGCCGCGTTCGTGACCTGCGCCGCCGTGTAATCACCCGTCGCAGCGGCTACCGCGCCCGTGCGAGTAAACACGGATGTGACGAGGTTCGAGACGCTTCCTACGTCGACCCATGTGCCGGGAGAACCGGCAACGGTACACACGAAGATATGGCCGTTACGAGCAACCACGAAATCACCGACAACGAACGTCCCCGAGCCGGGCGACCCGGATGTGGTTCCGCCGACGAATCGGACCGCCGCGGTGGCACCCGTCAAGGCAGATGCGACGACGCCTTCATAGTCACCGTCAGCCGCGACGACAGCCCCGGTGCGAGTGAACACGCTCGAGACCGGCACCGAAGGGATAGCCGACTCCACATCTGTCAGCGTCTTCGCGGTAATCGTGGCAGCGATCTGATCGCCGACCACAATCGTCCGGGCGGACGAACTCTCCTGTGCCCGAGTGAACGTCAGCGTGTCCGTTGAACGGCCGGTGACACGGACAATCTCGGCGTTCGTCGTAGACGGCTGAGCGTTGACCGGCCAGATGGTTGCGTTGAACGGCACCGCCGGGAACTTCGCGCCGTCCGTGGCCGCGACGACTAGCGACGTGCCAGAGGTCGCAGGCGATGGTGCGGTCGCAATGGTGCTGTACGCAAAGTTCGCGTGCGCATCCATCGGTCTATGAGGCCTGCATGTAGAAGACTCCGGTGGCAGGCCACTGGATCGCGAACGGCAACCCGGCCGGATCCTGGTCCGCTCCGAAGTTCATATAGGCGAGCAGGAAGTCCGTCGCAGCCGAGCCCGGTGTCGCGTCGTACACGATCGCGTACCGGAACGGAGCCGACGGAGTCAACGCCCCAGGGTTCACATCGGCCGCGTCGAACCGCTCCTCCCGTGTCGCCGAGTCGTAGCTGCGCGCGGCGCTCCCGAGCGTGAACCCGCCGGTCGTGTAGCCGCCCGACCCTGCGATCTCGTGGGCCTGCGGCGTCACCCAGAACTCGTCTGTGCCTTGATTGGGCGTGTACGCGGATGTGACCAGGGCGATCTTGATGGTGTCGCCCGTCCAGCTGAGGTCGTTGTTGGCGATGTGCTTGCCGGCCTCGCCATAGACCTTGGTTGTAACAGCCATGCCTTACCTCCTATGGGACGCCGTAGTAGAACTCGCCGGTCGAAAGCAACCGACATGGGACGTAGTTGCCGAAGTTGTCGTGACCCTTCCACGGCAGATCGGTTTCCTTCGTGTATTCGAGCGGCAGAATGAATACGAGGTCGCCGGGGATGACACCGTCGAGGTCGCCTTGAATCTCGATCTGGTGGTACGTGTATTCGACGATCGCCGTCGCCAATGGACGAGCACCCATCACCGGATCACCCGTCCAAGCCGCGTACTCACAAATGTTCGGTGGGCCAACCGACAACCGATACTGCAACGGTGTCGGATTAGGCACCTGCGCCGTCGGCGCCATCGTGAACCCATTGATCAGTGATGTCGCCCCTCCGTCGTCTCCGACGACACGGAAGATGTCGCACCAGGCAGCGTCACTGCCCCGCGGGGCGTGCCGGCTGCCATGTTGAACCTCGCCAGCCATCTACGGCGAATACGGCGGGAAGATGTTGGTGGGATCCATTTTCCAGAGCGCCCGCGACACGTTCAGCTTCAAGGTGACGTCATCCATGCCGTTATAGGCGTCGTGCCCCGCCAGTGGTCTGACGGTGAGCTCGCGCCCCTCGATGTAGTAGTCGTCGGTCGGACTGTCACCGGCCAAACCTGTTCCGCCGGGGTAGCCAACCGCAACGTTGACGATGTCGCTGATGTCCGCGCCGGCGAGCGGCCCCCATGTCGCTGCTGCGCGAGGATCGTTGGGGTTGATCGAGCGGAGCGTCACGTCGGTGAGCGTCTCTTTCGGGTCCTTCTTGTTCGTGACGAGCAGCTGCGCGTAGGCGAGACACTCCTGATATTTGTTGTTGCCGGACACACTGTTGGGTGTGTCGGTGAGGAGGTCGCTCATCGGTGGCGCAGGGTGCTCGCCATAGAGAGCTGCCGAAGGCGCGTTGGCGAATACTTGTTGCGGCATCCTGTCCGGCGGCGTGTTCGCCGGGTAGCAGACAGCGACGTTGATGAGGTCAGAGCGTTGCCGTGTGTAACCGAACGGAATGCGCAACTGGCCGCGGGTCGGGTCTGCTTCGATCGCCGCACCGTCTCCGAGTGGCCAGCGCATGAACGGCCACTCCGATGACGGCTGGGCCGCTACGGCGTCCGGGTCGAAGAACGAGTAGCGGCCCCGGAAGCAGAACCTTCCGTAGCGGTCGCAGAAGATGTTGGCGATGAACGGGAACTCGGCGTCGGCTGCGTCACGCAACGCGACGAGCGCAGCCTGATCGGGGTCGTACTTGACCGCCTGCACGGTGATGTTTCCGGAGGCGACGACGTACATGAGCGGGTCGATGTGCGCGTCGGCGAGGATCTCCTTGATCCGGTCGCCGACCGTCCCCGTCGTGGGTGCGTACCAGACGCCGTCGTCGCCGCCGACCGGGGGACGGACTCCTGCTAGTCCGGGGGTGAGCCCGAATCCTGCGAGGTAGTCGAAGATGTCGACGGCCTCGAGTTGGATGCTCGCGTTGATCGGCTCCCCGGACGCGTTGACCGCTGACCCGTTGATGTCATAGGTGTAGTCATTGAGCAGACCACGGAACTGCGACTCCCACACCGAAGTGACCGGATTCCAAAGCTGCAACAGGAGTGGCCGGCCGGACAACTTCCCCTGGTACGGGCTCGACGAGTTGCGGTCGTCGAAAAGGCCGGACCTGTCGTTGACGTAGACGGTCGCGGTGCCGGTGTCGGTCTGCTGCAGGAACGTCTGCTTGCCGACACGGACGTCGAACCCTGAGACGAACTGGTCGGGGAAGTCGCCGCCCGGAGCGTCCATGCGGGTCCAGGTTGGGGACGGTTCGAGTGGCCCGTCGTCCCAGGCGACAAGGACGCGCCCGTCAGGCACGGGTTACGCCTGCCTGCCGGCGTGCGGGCCGCGTCGCTGCGGCGGGTTGCGGGTGCGGGTGCGCTGCTGCTCGATCGTCACGGCCTGCGTGATGTCTCTCTTGTCGAGGTAGATGCGGATGTTGAACGTCGCCTGCAGCTTCCGCGACCCGCCATCTGTGCCTGCCTGCTGGCCGTGATGGGGGCGGCGGTGATGATGCACCTGGATCGGTCGTCCGTCCGGGCCGATGATGAACCCGCCGGCGCCTACACCCGAACCGGGCGCCGTGCCTCCTGGGCCGCGCTGCGACAACCGAGCTTCGAGCGCCTTCCGTTGCGCCTTCGTCAAGCCGAGTCCGGCGGTCTCGGCTGCGAGCGAAGCTTGCCGGTACTGGCCGAACGCGGCGTTGGCGTCGGCGCCGAGCTGCTGGTTGATCGCCGTGATCTGGTTGTAGATGTCGGTCTGCTTCTGAATGTTCCCCTTCGACGACTTGAGCGCCCGCTCGAGCGCCGCCTTCTCCTCGAGCAGAATCTTTGTCTGGTTGCCGCCGGTCGCCTGTGCCTTCGCGAGCGCAAGTTGGAGTTTCGCGGGCTGCACGAACGTGGTGCTGCTCTGATTCTGCAAGGAGTCGAGCGCCTGCTTCGCCTGCAACTCGACCTGGAGCGCCGCGAGTTGGCCTTCCTTGTTCTTATTGCCGGATGCTATGGCTGCTCTTGCTGCGGCGAGGATCTGCTTCTCGACCTGGATGTCGTCCTTGGCCGAAGTGGTGAGCTGCGATCGTGCCTCTGCGAGTTGGAGGTCGATCGGTGTCGTGTACGAGCTCGCGGCGGCCTTCTTGGCTGCGGCGATCGCTGCGGCCTGCTGCGCTGCGTTCTGCCGTGCCCCGTCAAGAACGCCTTGCTGCGCGGCTTCGTCGTTGAGTGCCTGGACGAGACTTGCCCCTGCGAGATGACCATTAGCTATCAGCCGTTTGATTCGAGCAATGATCCGTTTCGCAGCAGCGACGTCGTCCTTCGTACCCTTAGTGAGTCCTGCTTGGGCGACAGCCAGTTGTTCGGTGATCGTCTGCGTGTATTGCGAGTAGACAGCGAGTGGCGTCGCGTTCCCGAAAGGACCAGCCTTCGCTCCGGGTCGGGCACCAGCGATATTGGGGAAGAACGATGGGCCGACATTGCCGCCACGCCCAATGTTTATGAGTCCCGGCGTGATGACGGGATCCCCAGGGATGGAAGGAACTTCGCGGTAGTAGACCTTGCCTTGGTAGATGTATTTCGCGTATAGCTTGCCGCCGCGTTTGACATATGCGGTGGCCGGTGAAGGGCCCGGGAACTGGTCGGCTTGGCTGCCGATGAAAGCTAGGGGGATTGCGGCAGCACCACTAGGACCGATCCGGGTTGCCGCTGGAGTTGTTGTGTATTGGCCAACACGGCTCGTAACCGAAGAACTGCCAGCAGGAACGATGAAAGGAGCCCCACCACGGCCCGCAACACCAGCGGCGCCTCCGCCCAGAGCCGTGCTTTCGGCAACAGCAGCCTCCCCAGCCGCGGTCGTCACTAGCCCCCATTTGGTAGCGAGACCTGTTAGTGCGTTCCCGAATGCCAGGACCTTGTTGACAGCAAAGATTGCGAGCAGCAGTTCAAGTGTGTGCTTGAACGAACCCGTCACCTTGTCGACGACCCCGACGACGGTGCCGAGCGTGTGGAAGACGGTTCCACCGATCGAAACTGCATCGTTCACGTCTCGCTGCAACCGGCCGGTCTCGTTCATCCTGGCGAGCCAATCTCCAGCCTCGGTCGTCAGCCTTGTGAACGTCGGCAACAGTGCCGTGCCGATGATCTCCTCGGTGTCGACAAGGCTCGCGTGGAAGCGATCCGTGACGGTCGCCCCGGCCTTGGCCTGCCCCGCGAACTTTTCGGCGACGAAGGCGAGCGCGTCCATCCCCTTGACGTTGGCGGGGATGACGATGCCGAGCCTTTTGAGCGCGGTGAGTGATCCGCCCTGCGCCTTCGCGAGCGCAATAGCAGCCGACGCCAGCGAGATGTTCCGGCCCCGAGCCACGTCGGCGGCAACAGCAGTCAGCTTGAGCGACTCCGAGACATTCCCGTTCTCACGGACGAGGTAGCCGAACCCCTGCAGCAACTCCTGGTTCGTGAACCCGGAAAGATGCGAGAGCTTCAGGTCTGCGTGGTCGATCTGCTGGCCGTACTGGTCCCAAGACTTCCCGCTCGTCTTCAGCTGCGCGTCGACCTGGCGTTGCGTCGCGGCGAGCCTGAGCGCCGAACTGATGCTGGCCTTCAACAGAGTGGCGCCACCAGCGACGGCGATGAACCCGGTCGACGCAAACGCAAGCGAGCGCCCAAGACCCGCGGCAGCACCCGAACCGGCCAGCAGGCCGCGAGTCGTCTTGCCGACATCACGCTCAGCTGTTTGCGCCGCCCTCGAAGTTCCCGCCAGAGCTGGCGCAAGTCCAAGCTGCGCGTTAAGGCGGCCCTCGGCCTTGCTCGCAAGCAGCGCAGCTCGTTCCCTGACCGCCGCACTCTGTTCCGCCGACACCGCCAGCTCGCGGTATCCGGCGATCTGCGTCTTCAGCGCCTCCGTCGCACGCAGAGACGCAGCGACCGACTTGTTCGCCGACACCTGCATCGCCTCACCGACACCGAGCGACGACTCCTCCAGCTTCGTGTTCGACGCAACCGCCGTGTCTACCGTTTTCAGGTAGCCAGCGGCGTCCATGACGAGACGAACGATCAGCGGGGCAGCCACTAGAACTCCCTCGTCACGGTCCCGATGACATGGTCAACCGTGTTCACCACCTGGACACGGTTCTGCTCGAGCGCCGGATCGTAGGAGCGGCCGAGCATGAGGTTGGCGAAGTTCGGGCGTCGTAGCTTCGAGTCCCGACGTGCCCGTGCGCCTTTCTCGGTCGGCACCATGTAGACCTCTCTGGCCGTCTGTCCGATCTTCTGGATCGACCACGGCGGCGGCTTGTTCTTCGCCCGTTTCATGCCGCTAATGTCGGTCAGGGCGAGCCTGTCGGCGTCCCGCTTGATCGGCTGCACCGCCTCCATCAACCCGACCCTCATCGCCTTCAACAATGCAGGATTGGTCGCCTTCAAGTCACGCTCAAGCTGACCGAACCCGGACACGATGACCGGGTTCTCCAAACGCCCAGCCACCTAGTCGTCCTCACCAGCCGAATACTTCGCGTCGAACAGGTCGACCGCCGCCATCAGGTCGCCGGGCGTCAACTCGCCGACGCCTCCGCTGTTTCCCGGGCCGACTGCGGGGAGGGTGTGCCCGACTCGGAAGTCCCAGTAGTAGCGGGGCTCTCGTCCGAGCTCTCCGAACTCGTCTCCGAATCGGTCCCAGAAGGACTGCTCGTAGAGGGCTTCCTTGTCGGCGATGATTCGTCGGGCTTCAGCGTCGACTCCAGGACCAAAGGGATGTCACCGTCAGTAGCCTTCCGGAGGCTCTTCTGCGCCTCCTCGAGCGTCTGCCTCCCGATGATCTCGGCGATCTCGTCGAAGCTCATGTCGGGATGCTTGTGCCGGTACGAGATGTGCATGATCGCTGCGATGCCGTCCTGGTCGACGTACATGACGTCCTGCGACATCGCGGCGAGCTGGCGAAAGTTGTAGCCCGTGTACCTCTTGACGATCCGATGGTCCTCGATGGTGAGGTTCTCCGGCTCGGGGTAGACCTCACCGTCGATGGTGTAGCCGAACTCCTGCTCCGGTTCCTCGGTTGTGGTTTCAGCGGCCACGCGTAGCTCCTTCTAGGGTTGGTATTACGAGGTGGTGATGCCGTTGGGATCTGCGACCTTGAAGTTGGCAGGGGTCTTGTACGGCTGTCCGCGCGCAGCGGACGGGTCAAACGTGCGCAGCTGACACAACGCGTGATAGGTCGTGCGCGTGTTGTCAACGAGGCCGTCCGGCTGCCACGACACCTGAAAGATGGTGTCGTTCTTATGGAGCGGGAAGAGAAGCGCCTCTGTTTCCCTGGTTACGAACGCTTCCCCTGAGAACCCCTGGGCCTTCGTGCCCGAGAGCGTTTCGTCCACGCCGCTGACGGAGAACCCTGAGACATCGACGTCCTGCGCGTCCGACGAGAACCCGAACGTGTCGAACGCGTTGCTCATGTCTACCCCGTCCACGGTGATCCGATCGTGTAGGGCTGTTTTCTTGGTGTAAGTCACTTGTTGCCTCCTCTCTCGGTGACTGTTGCATCAGCCGACAACGGTGCCGGCCAATCTTCTGGGAGTCCGTACTGGCCCTCCGAAAGCTGCGGGTCGACCTCCGCGATCACGACCACGTTGCCGCGCTCGATGCCGCGCTCGAGCGCAGGATCAAGCCGCGTCACGAACTGGTCGCCCGGACGGTGGCCCCGGTACTCGCGCTGCCCCTGCACCTCCAACAGCAGATACTTCACGCCGCTACCAGGTCGAGACTGTCGTAGTAGGTGCGCATCTCGTCGAGCGCCTCGGCCGGGTAGAAGTCCGCGAGAACCTCGAACGGGTCGGCCGGTGATCCTGCCCCGTGGATCGCGGTCACCTCTTTGTACGAGTTCAACTGGATGCCGGGCGTCTTCCAATCGACGATCTGGCGTGTGTGAAGGTGCCAATGCCTCACCTCCAAGTCGGGGTTCGCTTGACGGATGTTCGAGAGGATCGACGTGTCGCAGCCGCGCTTCCGGTCCTCGTCGGCGGGCCGGTAGCCGACCGCCTCGAGCAGTTGCCGCGGGATGATCCTGATACCGCACCCTCCGTCGTAACCGATCTTGGGAGAGCAGATTTCGCGGCCGTCTTCGCGGACGAACGACACGTGCTGGAACCCGAAGATCGTGTTGGCTGGCGGCAGCGGCTCGGTGAAGAGGCGGTGGTCAAGCCAGTCGTCGGATCCGCAAGGGACGACGTAGTCGACCGTGTGCGGGTTGTACCGGGGGTCGGTCGCGAGTTGGATGCCGTCGTTGAACTTCGCGGACGTGTAGTCGTTGTCGCGCTCCACCCACGCGAAGTTCAGACCGACGACGTCGAGCGCGTCGAGCGATTCATGGTCGCTGACGATCACAGCGCTCGCGTCCACGCCCTCCTCGTGGAGGGCGTCGCATGTGCGGCGCAGTTGGCGAAGGCAGATCCGGGCAAGCGGGAGCCGCCCGTGAACGGGTACGCAGAACCACAACGACTTCATCAGGCGGCCGCGGCTGCTATCTGGAAGGCGTTGGCCCACCAGTCGGGGTGTGTCAAGAGATGAAGCTGCTTCGGGTCATCGGCTGACTCCGGCGGCTCCTTCGCCTTAACGTACTCGTCAAACATCGCGGCCGTGGGATGCAGGTCCGGGTTCCACTTGCCTCCCGAGTCACTGAACCTGAAGTTGAACGGCAGAGCGCAGAACAGAGCCTCATACTCAAGGCCGAAGTCCGCGAGCGGCCGCGGCTGCAAGAGAAGGCTGGCCGAGCCGCGCGAGATCTCGCGCCCGCCTCCTTCGATGACCGTGTCGCCTACCTGCTCGCGCTTGCACTCAAGGAACTGTTCGTCGTTTGCAAACCACGCCTCGCCCGGGCCGGCGCCATAGCTGCAGAGCCTGTCGCCGTGACCGGCGGCACCGATCACGTCATGGCCGAGACCGCGCAGACGCGCGAGCGCTTCGTGGAGGATCTCGTCAGGGTGTCGTCCCGTGCGGAACGACTCCGCGAGCGCGTTGACATGAATCCCGATCTCGTGCCCGCACGCCGCGATCGCCTCCAGACACCCCTCAAACCCTGGCGCGTCCCAATAGCCGGACCCATGGAGGATGTAGTAGCTGGAGCGGTATCCGCGCTCCTGCTCCCACAGGCCCATGCAAACGGCAGTGGCGAGCGATTCGGTGCTATCGCAGTCGTGGCGCATCCCGATCACGTTCGGCGCGCGATCGCCGGCGACGACATCGCGGAACGGGACGACGCGTTCGGCCTTCGACATGAACATCAAGTCGAGGTCTTCGAGGTCGGCCATGTTGAACGGCGCCCTGTCCCTCACACGAGCACCCCATCACGAACCTCGCGCGCACGGCGGATCGCCTCGGTCTTCAGCGCTACGGCGTCGTCCATGTGCGCCATCCGGTTCGCGTTGTTGCCCCAGTCCAACTCCTCGAAGCGGAGCGGCAGTTGGACGGTGGGGCTGATGACGCCGATGATCGTGTCGGACCACAGGCGGAAGAAGTCGTCGTGCGGGTAGTGCTCGAGGTAGCGGCGGTGCGCGTCGATCCAGAGCGCCCGGTGTCCGATCGACCCTGAGCCGGGAAAGACTAGGTCGTCGTACCCGTTCTCGATTCCCTGCGCGCGGGCACCGTTGGACCACTCCTTCCACATGCAGCCAACGAGCAAAGTTGGCGAGTAGGCGGCGAGGATGTGTTCCTGATGCTGGGGCGAGTGGACGATGTCATCGTCCTGGGAGTAGATGACCTCAGTCGGAGCTCGCAGCGCGCCGAGCAGCCGCCCGTACGTCATCTGGTCTTTCGCTTCCTTGCTGTTGTCCCAGATGACGACGTTGTCGAAGATGAGCGAGTCGATGACGGGTTGGAGTGGCACGTCACCGCGGGTGACGATCACGGCTGTGACCTCAGACTGCGGCAGCAAGAGTTTCCTCCCATTCGTGCATCTCGTTCATGTGCGCCATCCGCCGGTCGGCTGTCAGTTCGCGCGAGCCGCGGGTGCTGCCGTGCCTCATGTACTTGAACCGTGGACGATCCCCCGCAGCGAACACGGCGGCCATCCGGGCAAGCCTTCGCCACAGCGCCCAGTCCTGCAACGCTACGTCGGGGAATCCCCCAGCGTCCAAGAGGATGTCCGTTCGGACGAACGACCCGGCAACGAACGGATTGTGGTCGAGGGTGAGGATCTCCGCGTTGTCCATGACGGGCGGTAGGTAGACCTCTCCGTCGTTTCGCTCGTAGCCGCACTGGACGACATCGGCGTCGACGTGCTCGATCCCCTCGAGCGCGTCAGGGAACGCAAGGTCGTCGATGTCGTGGATCCAGACCCATTCACTTCGTACCTCCTTGAGCGCGGAGTTGAGGTGGAACGCTTGCGGATATGACCGCCTGTCCTGGCGGCGCCGTGAGACTTCGAGGATGCTGGTGATGTGCCGGTAGCGGTCGGTGCCGACGATCACCTCCTGAGGGGACGGGTTCAACATCCCGACACAGTTGAGCCAGTCAGACAGGTAGTCGTCGTGGCTCGATCCGTAGAGGCAGCTGATGATCGTCACATCAACCATTCGACGTTCCCTTCGTGGAAGCCGAGACGTTCCTTGAAGAATCTCAGCCCGTCCTGCCCGCTTGAGTGAAGGTTGTAGTAGAGGATTCCGGGGTTGCCTGCCTGGTCTTCGACCATGCCGGCGAAGAGGAGGTACATGATCTCGTCGCGGAGATGGTCGCCGTGGCCGAGGATCATGCTGACGAGCGCGAGTTCGCCGGCTCGGTGCAGCGTCATGTACGCGACGAGCTTCTCGTCTGTGAGGACGCCGTACGTGATCGTCCGGTGCTGATCGCAAGGAAACGTCGGCAGCTTGCTTCGCTCGACGTATTGACGGTAGCCGTCGCTCATCGGCCGGCCCTGACGCTCCTGCAGCGACGTGTTGATCTCGAAGATGTCGTCTGCGTACCGGCTGTAGTCGACCTCGCTGAACTGGTAGCCGAGACGTTCGCAACGGTCAGCGCGTTTCCGGGCTGTGCGGTGCATCGCCCGCCACTCGAGCAGCGTCTCGGGTGTCTCCATGATCGAAGCGCCGACCTGGTAGCGGCGATCCTGGACGGCCCGGTGCAGCGTCCACGCGAACTCCAGACACCCGCCAGTCTTGCAGTCTCCGACGAGCTCGACCGGCTGCGCGATCAGCTCGACTTCAGGCATCACGGCGCATCACCAGCCAGGCCACCCTGCTGTTCCGGGGGAAGAACGACGCAGTCCAGCCGTCCGGCACGTTCAACTGCGTGTCCGACTTGACGGTGAGCGTCACCATCTTCCGGGCGATCGTCAGCCATAGGTAGAGCGTGTCCCAGGCGCGCTCAGCGAGGTCACCCATGAACGGGTCGACTGATACGACATCCCATTCGCGGCCCTCCATCGCAGCCCGTTCTGCGAAGTCCCAGGCGTCGTCGACGTGGAACGCGTGCCCGGACGGCATGAGTGCCGCCATCTCGTACAGCTTGTCCTTGTCGGTGTCGACGAAGTCGATCGTGAAGTCAGCACGGATCAGATGGATGCCGTCGTTCCAACCCCAGAACCCGGCAGCGAACAGCGATAACGCTGTCCCACCGTCTTTCGGAAGCAGGAACGACGGGTATGGCTGCGCCTCACGGTTCAACGCGTCGAACGACGCAGGCTTGACGATCAACTCGCCGCCTTCAGAACGACGATCGGCAACAGAGACCCGAGGAAGAACCCATCACCGTTCACATCGGTGAAATCGGTGTACCCGGACCAGGGGAATCCGTCGTTCCAGAGGATGTCCTGCGCCCACCCGCCGAGCGAGTGGTCCGTGTCGAGGGCCTTGATGATCGACAGGTCGTCCTCGTCGTCCATCAAGGCGAGCAGCAGATCCTCTCCGGCGTACAGGTCGGCGGTGGAGACGCGTACCCGGATCGTGACCGGGATGCCTCCGTACAGGTCGGCGTACCCCGAGAGTCCTGCCTCGAGCCCGGTGGGGTTGGCGATCAGCATGTCGATCGCGGGCGTCTCCGCGATGGAGAACGCGCGCGGCTCGATGTGCAGCGTGATGTCTGACATCGGCTGCAGCTCGTTCTCAAGTTGTGCGGCCATGGCGTCCATGACCTGCGCGATGGTCGCCATCGCTAGGTGGCGCTACCCCTCACGCTATGCCCCAGCTCTGCTTAACAGTCGCGAGCCTCTGCGCATACCGCTCCCAGGAGTAACGACCGAACGTGCTCGGGACGGCTTCGTCTACGACGCCCAGAATTCCTGGTGCCGATTCGGTGTGCCGCCACAGGTCGGCTGCGCGGTCAAGGTTCACTGACGCGCAAAGGGCGACCTCTGATGCGGTCAAATCTCCGGGGTCTACGAGGTCTATCTCGGCCATGATCTCGTTCGCTGCGACGAGCAGCACCCTGTCGGCGGCAGCGGTCTGATCGCTCGTCGGTGTCCTCACCTTGAGGATGCGGAATAGTTCGTCGGCCGTTGTGAACGGCGCCACTGTGAGGCCGATGTCCTGAATCGGGTCCGTTGGAAGCGATACACCTGCCGAGGCGTCGGCCCAGATGATCCTGTACCACTTGAGCGGCGTGTTGCTCGCCAGGCTGGTGGTGAGGTTACGGACCTGCGGATTCGTAGGGTCACCGTCTACGGGGTCAAGTGTGAGCGCGTCGATCTGCGCCCATGACCCGGCCGATGAGTCTGCCTGCTGTGCTCGCGCCACAGTCCATGGGACATCATCGAACCGGGCGGGTGGCGTGTAGTTCTTGAACGAGAAGACGGACACTTATTTCGTCGTCGCTCCGCTTGCGAGTCCTGTGGTCATCTAGTCACCTCTCGGTTCTTGATCTTCAGACCAGCGTTAGCACGGAATAGACAACATAAATCTGCAGTTCGTTAGCCACGTCGCCACCCGTAAAGTTGCCCAAGCCGCTGTTATTCACCTCGAGCGAGAAAGGCTTATTGACCATCTGTGGCTCATCATCGAAGCCGCCAACGCCAAAGACCATGGCGCCTACCACCCCGGTTACTAGGTCAGCCGCACCACTGACGCGCGCATTCGGCCACATAAAGGCGTTCCCGTTCTCACCGAAGGAAAGTAGACCTCCCACGTCGTTAGAGCCAGAGAGGATGGCAGCAGTGTTGGTGTTCAGATTTAGGCTGAGCGAGACGGAAGCGTCGATATTCGAGTAGTCGGCTGCCCAGACGAGCCTGAGGAAGGCATTGGTGAACAGGAGTAGCTTGTTCGCCCCCGGCGCGGCAACAACCTGTATTGGGGTTGTGGGTAACGCGAGCACTTGAGCGTTTGTGAGTGTTGCTACCGCCACGCTCGAGCCGCCGCCTCCGCCACCTCCGCCCGCCCGTTTCGCCGCGACCGCTGCGATAGCTCGCTCCGAGTAGGCAATCGTATCCAGGTAGACTTGGTCCGCGTCGGCAGGGGAACCGTCAAGGATGGCACCGATCTCAGCGACGGATGATGCTTCGTAGCCGGTTAGCTGCTCGGTCACTTCTTCTTCGCCTTCGCTTTCTGCTCGACCTTCTGTGGAGCGCCGAGGCCGGAGAGGTTCTCGGTCGTGGTCGACTTCGGTGCCTCACCCGACGGGTTGTAGTAGCCCTTCTCTCGGCGCTCCCTGTACGGCGTCATCTTCTAGTTGTCCGAGGTCGGCATGTTCGCGAACTGGTTCAGGCTTGGACCGGGTCCGCCGAGGATCCGGCCGACCTGCTCCTCCGAGCTTCCGCTCACGTTCGGAACCATCGTGTACTCGTCCGAACCGGGCGAAGCGACATCGCCGGGTGCGGGCGTCGGACTCGATCCCGGGCCACCGTCGACGGGCATCGACTGCCCCGCCGGGTTGTACGGCTCCGGGCCTGCGGGCATGCCGCCAGCATTCTCCTGCGTCCCGCTCTCCATTCCGTCCATCTGCATTTCTCCTTTCGTTAGGGGAGGCCCGGCATAGCCCGAGCCTCCCCTGTCCCCTCAGCGCCTCGTGGTTACGAGGCGGTCGTGATCAGAGCGAACGCGCCGTCGTCGACGACGTCGGCCTCGAATGCGCCGATGATGCCGACCTCGACACCGCCGATAGCCGGCTCGACGACACGGAGCTCCACCGGAGCACCGGCCGTCTCGGCGACGAGCAGGCCAGCGGAGTCGCCGACGATGATCGTTCCGGAGTCGAGTCCACGCGAGATCACGATGTTCAGCGGACCGATGTTCTGGCCATTGACCGACATGAACTGCGTGAACGCGTTGGACGTGAGCCCCAGGAAGTAGCCGAACCTGTCCGGGGCGAGGTAGATCGTATCTGCGACCCTGCCGCTGTTCGCGAACACGGCTGCGTAGCCGGCACCGATGCCGGTCATCATCTGGGCGAACGTATCGGTCGCCCCGATCTGCGTCGAGATGTGGTGCGAGTAGGCGGAGTCGGTGAGCGCCTTGGCGGCGTCCTGCTCCGTCTTCAGCGCGTAGTCGGCCGCTGCGAGGTCGAACCACAGCGACAGCGCGTCCGGGGTCGTCCAGTTGATCGCCTGCCACGACAGGTCGCCGCCACCGAGATAGGTGGACGCGGTCTGCGTGACGAGGTCGACGACCATTCCCTGGTTGCCGGCCTCCGTCTTCTGGGTGTTCTGGACCGAGACGATCGGCCGGGTGGTGACCTTCGGGTAGGTGAGCGTCCCGCGCATCAGCGAGGTCCGCATCGCCGAGTTGACCAGGTTCCGGTTCTTGTTGATGATCTGGAAGATCTGGTCGAGGTACTGCGGCGTCTGTAGGCCGGCGACGTTCGATGAGAGCGTGTTCGCCGGTGTGCGCTGCAGGAGAGCCATCCGCTCGCGAGCCCTGAGGACGGTGTCGTTACCGCCCGCCAGCTGCGCGATCTTGCTGCACTCGGTCGAGCCGCGCGTGAGAATCATGTCGCGCGCGTAGGTGGCGAAGTCGCGGTAGATGATGCCGTCGCCGTCGCTCTCGACTCCGTCCTCGACTCCGGCCATCGCCTGCCGTGCCTTCTTGGCGTTCGCGATCGCAGCGTTCGTGGCCGAGATGTCCTCGGTCAGCTGCGTCGTCTCCGCGTCGATCTCGGTGACGCGCTCGCGGTACTTCAGAATGTGCTCCTGCTCGACCTCGGTGAGCGTCTTGTCGTCACCTTCACGGGAGTTGATCGCTGCGTTCAGCGCCTCCCACTTCTGGGTCGTGACTTCGCGCTCGTCGAGCAGCATCGACAGGCGGTTCTCCGCCTGGGTGGTCGATGCGGCCATCGTTTACACCTCCGAACGGGTTGACATGGACTGGCTCCGCTGGCGGGTGTCGATGTCAGGGGTGCCGGTCAACGCCGGGGTGCCTGTTTCGTTCGGGGTGCGCCCTGTGCGGTTCAAGAGTAGATGGTTGGTCAAGTGGATGAACTGGTCGAGTTGAACGCGCCGAGGATCTTCTCTAGACGCGCCTTCGCGCCGTCACGTTGGGCCTGCGTCGCGTCGTTCGGATAGCCCTGCCCGATCCTCGAGAGTGCCGCCCTGACGCCGTTGACGTTGATCTCTCCGCTCGGCTCCTTGAACGGCAGATGGCAGCGAGCCTTCACCTTCGGAGCACCCGCGATGTTCAGGTCGATCGCGACCGCGTTGCAGTACGCCTCCGGCGTGTCGTAGCGTCCCTCCGAACCGTCCCACGGAGCCTCCGTGTATGCACGCGCGAGCAGGATCGCCATCCCCTCGGGGAGATCGATGCCGAGGTCGGCGCACCGCTCGAGAAGTGCAGGGTTGACAGGCGGCGGCATCAGTTCCTCGTCCACGATCTGCTCCTCGCGTAGCGACAGGATCGCCGCGTTCGCGTACGCGGGCCCCGTTGCCAGCGCGACACTGTCAAGGTGAGCGACCTGCCGTTGCACGATCCCGTCACTGGTGCGCTTCGACCGGATCGGCAAGAACTCCGCGGACACGCCGTCGTAGCCTCCATTGAGGACGAGCTCGCGCGCGGTCATCGCGTCCGGCGTATCGAGGAACTTGAACTCGCCCTCGTAGCCGCCATCGGTCTCGGTCAGCTTCACCCCGGTGCCGACGATCCCCAATGTCCCGGACTTACGGCCACCGTTCTCGTCCAGAGCAGCATGATCTGAGCGGAGCCGGATCCGGTGCGCGTGCGGCTCGTTCCGGGCGAACGCGCCCGGCATGAACTGCTCCTTGTACGGCTTAAAGTCGGGCGGGTCCGCCACGTCCGCGACTTCGTTGAACGGGACGACGCGCACGTTGATCGTGCGGCCGTCACCGGCCTGTGCCTGGACGGCGAAGGTGCGGACGAGGATGTCGCGCCCGACCTTTGCCTCCTCCACAACTTCGGTCATCAGTTCCTCCCTAGTCCGACCAGCCGCGGCTGCGGCGGCTGGTTCTGTTGTGCCGGCGAAGCGCCCGCCGTCGGCGGCGCCAGCGGTGAAGGCTGCTCCGTAGCGGCCTGCGGGTCGTCCTCGTCAGTGGCGAACGGTCCGACAGCGACACCCGTTTCAGCGTGGAGCGGCTGGAACGTGTCTTGCGCGTCGAACCACACCCACTGACCACTCGGCAGCGCCTGCGAGTTGAACGCGTCCGCGATCCTTTTCGCGGTCGGGCGCAACTCGAAACGCCACCACATCTCGCCCAGCATCCCCGGGTTCTGGTAGGTCATCCCCCAGCGGATCGCCATGTTGAGCAGAACGGCAGGTATGCCGAACGCAGCTGCAAGGGCGAGCGCGTTGAATTCCTGGTTCTCTAGGAGCGCGAGATCTTTCGGGTTGAACGAGAGCTGCGCGAAGTCGATCTCGGGCGGCAGGACCGGGGGCGCCCCAGAGCGTGCCGCTGTCCGTTCCTGCCACTGGGACTGCAGGGCTTTCGCTTGCGCTGCGTCAAGCTTCCGCTGCGACTTCAATGCCACCTTCGGGATGCCGCCAGTGTTCACCTCGAGCGCCGCGTTCCCCGCTGCTAGGAGACCCCATGCGAGCTGCGCGTACGCTCCGATCGCCGGCGTCCCGTGCGCCTGGAACGTGAAATTTGCGCCAGGGTTCCGGTCGATCTGGATGATGTCCGCCGGGTCGAGCGTGTCTCCGCCGAGGATCTTGTATTCGCGGACACCGTCCCGCCACAACGGTTCACACATCCGGGCCGGAATCGTCGTCCAGTTACGCGGAAACCCGTTCGAGTACCGCTGCGTCACGAACGCCAACCCGTACCCCCACCCGTACATGTCGGCTACGAGCGCGAAGATCGCGTCCGACACGCCGTTCGGGTAGTAGAGCGGGTCTGGGTTGCACACCCACATCGGCTCCGTCGCATCCGCCACGTTCGGCGCCTCGAAACGGAGCGGCATCGACGCGATCTGCTGCGCGTTCATCTGGATCGCCCGGTTTGCAATCCA